AAAGACAAAAACGGTGTAGAGATTTATAAAGGGGATATAGTAACACTTAATCATGTCTCATCTAAGGGGTATGTGTTTGAGGTTGAGTACACGAAGGAAGCAAGATTTATTTTTAATGACAAAAAAAGAAATGTAAGAAGGTTTCCAAATTACGGTACAGAGAAATGGGTCGAAGTAATCGGAAATATATTTGAGAATGAGGATTTATTATGTCAAGAGGAGTAAAGAGATATAGGCACTCACAGGAGACAAAAGATAAAATAAGCAAAGCAAACTCTAACCAAGTGAAGTTTAATTGTGATATGTGTGGCAAACTGTCTAGCGATAGACCTTCTCACTATAAAAGAAAAAAAAGACATTTCTGTTCAATGGATTGCTATTCCGCCTTTAGAAAGACAAAGTTACCAAAAGAAGAGCAACACTCATGGAGAGGAGGTGTTACTCCTTATGAGTCACATAGAAAATATGTTAAAAACAATCCAGAGCGAATTGCACACCTCAAAGCTAGAAGATATGCAAGAGAGAAAGGCGCAAAAGGAAGTCATACTCTTGGAGAGTGGCAAAACTTATGTATAAAAAATAACAACAAATGTGTGTGTTGTGGTGAAGAAAAGAAACTAACTAAAGACCATATTATTCCTCTATCAAAAGGAGGAAGTGACTATATAGCAAATATACAACCTATGTGTAGAAATTGCAATAGCAAAAAACATAATCACATTCACGAAAACCCAGAACTCTTGGAGACAACATGAGTCAACCAAAATCCAAAAAAGCTACATTCGAAGAGTGCACCGACTGTATTTTCGCATCAAAATCAGTTCCGAAAGATGCAAAGCCGTATCAAACAACGAGAATGACTATCGACTGTCATTTAAGTCATTCGTTAATCAAAAGCAAAACAAAAGACGGTGAATGTCTTGAATATTTAAGGAAGTGATATGCTAAGTTCAAAATTATTAAGCGAAGTGTTGGGAAGAAAAATAAAAGAGGGCTTCAATAAAAACGATAGAATCTTAATTGAGGGGAACAATGTAACTTTTGCTTATGCAGGTGAGGATATGTGGAGCGATATCAATATCCACGAATTAGCCCACAAGTGTAAAGAGTGGGCTAATAAATATAATTTTAATAAAGTTCAAGTAGTAGACCCACAAGTTAAGCTATTAAGTTATGTAGATAGATTTGGAGGACATTGTAGAATAAAATTATTCCCTGCACAGCTAGATGCTACGGCCATGTCCTTTCATGAAAAAACAGAACCCGAAGCAATCTTCAAAGCTTGTGAATGGATACTAGAGCAAAAGGATAAATCATGAGTATATGTAGAAGAGAAAAATGCAACAACCCTATACCATCAGACGCACATCATAACACCACATATTGCAGTCCGGAATGCTACAGAAAGCAAAACGCAGAAGAGGCAAAAATCTCACAAGAGAAAAGACGCGACTTAACCACTAAAACCAAAGTATGCGAAAGAAAAGGGTGTAGTGTTGTGTTTACCCTTAAGCGAATGGGAGGTACTCGAATGTACTGCTCGGACAAATGTAAGGACGAGGTGTCTTTAGCCAGGAGAAAAGGTACAAGACGAGTAAAAAAAGAAGTGAAACATACAAATAAGTGTAAAGATTGCGGCACAGATGTAGCATACGACTCTGTAAGGTGTTTGGACTGCTCAACCTACACACGGTATGGGAATCGAAACACAGAGAGATATAAGGGGACTATGGATGCGAAATGGACTACTCCTCGAGGAAGTAAACAGCGCAAAGCCTTAGGGCTGCCACCATTAGATTTTGGTGTGAGTCGTGGGTATGGGCTGGAGGTCGGGGCTTAATATGAAAACCACAAATTATTTATACAACATAGACGCATGCGACCTAGAGGATAAACTATATTATGATGCCCTAAAATACAAACTAGAAGCCGGACGAAAACTATATCGTGAACTCTTCTTGAAGCATGATAGGATAAAAGAGGAAGATGATAGGATGTTTTATGTGGCGAAAGCTCAAAGGCATACTGAAAGATTGCTAGAGGAGAGAGAAGGATGATAAGTAAAGATCAGCAGCTTAAAAAGAAAAAGCCACTAAAAGAAAAAGTGTGTGCCTCTTCCAAATGTAATGAAACCTTCATTCCTCACAACGCATGGCATAAGTGTCATGATTGGAAATGCGCGATTGATTACCAGAAAGAAGTAGTAGCTAAAAGAAAAACCAAAGAGAACAACAGAGCAAAGAAAGAGTTTAACCAAAACGACATATCTTACATGAAAAAGAAAGCTCAACAGATATTCAATCAATACATTAGGCTAAGAGACAGATGGAAGCCTTGTATTAGTTGTAACGAGATCACAGATAGACAAATCCACGCAGGACACTTCATGCCTGTAGGTATAAATCAGCACCTAAGATTTGATGAGGATAACTGTCATGCACAATGTTCAATTTGTAACAACCATAAATCAGGGAACTTACTCCCTTATGAACAGAACCTAATTAAGAAGATAGGTCAAGATAAAGTAGATAGGTTAAAGGTGAAAGTAACTAAGACGTGGACGCTTGAAGATTTGAAAGAGATAATCGAAACATATAAACAAAAAATAAAGGAAATAGGATGAAAAAGCAAAATAAGATATTAGAACAACATCAGGCCGAAAGAACTAAATGTTTAGTATACACTCGTGTTATGTAGCTTGGGTTATCATAGACCAACGGAAAGTTTCAATGTAGGCAAGAAGGGCGAACACCAAGAACGGAAGTTCTTTACATCGTAGCTGAAAAGGATAAGTATGACAAAAAAAGACAAAGTAAAGAAAAAAGCAAAAGAATACAAGGGCAAAGAGTCTGATATGATGAAAGATGAAGATGTGAAAGAGATTAATCAACAACTTAGGGATGTTTCACTATGGCAAAAGAAAAAGTAAGAGTATGTGTTATGTGTCAAGAGCCGAACTATAGAGCCAAGCGGTCAACTTGCGATGAGTCATGTGAGCGTACAAGGTTATTTCGGAGCAAGATAAGAGCACGTGAGATCAATAAGGGTAATCCTATGGTTACTGCAAAGACTGCAACTATGGTATAATGAGTGAACACACACAGAAAAAAGGCTTATAATGATGACAGAACAAAAGAAAAGATTTTGTGATGAATATATTATTGACCTTAACGCAACACAGTCGGCATTAAGGTCTGGATATAGTAAAAAGACCGCGTATTCACAAGGACAGCGACTGTTGAAGGATGTTGAAATTCAAAGCAGGATAGAGACAGTGAACAAAAAAAGAGAAGAGAGAACTCAAATAACAGCAGATATGGTGATTAAAGAACTCGCACTTATTGCTTTCCAGGATAGCGCCAATCTAGTAAATGAAGAGGATAGTCTAAAGTCCATTCATGGAATGGGTAGCGATGTATCAAGAACTATTGCAGAAGTTACAAGCCGTACCGAAAAAAAGGGGGGAGAAGATGCTGGTTGTGCTGAAATTACAAAAGTTAAAACCTATGACAAAAAAGGTGCATTAGACTCCTTGGGTAAACACTTTGGTATATTTGAGAAAGACAACAAAACAGAAGTTGTGGTATCTTTTGAAAATAAAACCCTAAAAGAAATACAAGAAAAGCTAAAGAATGGATAACAAAGAAGCGATAGCAAGAGAACTTCTCTTAGACTTTAAAAAGTTCACTACTTTTGCCTTAGAGGTATTAGAGGGTAGACACTACAAGCTATCCCCACATCAAGAGCTAATATGCGACACTATCCAAAGAGTAATTACCCGGGATATAACAAGACTAATAATAAACATCCCCCCAGCCTACACAAAAACCTCTATAACGGTATGGTGCTTATTCTCCTATCTATATGCACTCAACCCCAGAGCCAAATCACTACATATCAGCTATTCAGACGAACTTGTAAAAGACAACTCAGGCAAGATCAAAACCATAATTAATTCAGAAGAATATCAATATCTCTTTCCGTATGTGGACTTCAAGGCAGATACTAAATCCAAAGGCTTATGGAACACCAATAAAGGCGGTGCGTTTAAAGCCTCTGCTTCCGGTTCAGCCATTACAGGATTTAGGGCAGGGTATCTCGATGATGAAGATGTTATTAGTGGGCTTATGCTGATAGATGACCCGACCAAGCCGGATGATGCCTTTAGTGGTACTAAAATGCAATCAGTAAACCAAAGGTGGGAGAGTACATTCAGGTCAAGACCAGCGCATGATAATGTTCCTGTTATAGTTATTATGCAGAGAATATCCGATAACGACTTTACAGAACATCTACTTAACGATACAGACGAGGGGTGGCATCATTTAGTTTTACCATCATTCATAGACGAAAACTATACCTATTCGCAAAACGGAACTTACATAGATCACGATTTACCACACGGCACACTATGGGAAGCCAAAGCCAGTGACGAAAAAGCCCTGGCACTTATGAATGATATTCAATACTCACAAGACCCTACACCTGAAAAGGGTGAAATGATCGAAAAAGAGTGGATGTTGATGTATGACACTCTACCAGAGATAAAAGAGTACACTATATTTTGTGATACAGCATCTAAAGTTAAGCAATACAACGATTATACGGCATTCGGGTTATTTGGCAAATGTTACAAAAATGAAGGCTATCTTATTAAAATGTATCGTGGCAAAATAAAAGTACCTCAACTAAAAACTACTTTCATGCACTTTTATGAGGAAGCATTAACTATAACAGGTAAGAAAAAGATAAGAGTTTCTATAGAAGATAAAGACTCCGGAACAGGACTTATCCAAGCATTAGAAGATGAGACAGATTATCTAATAAAAGCCATTCAAAGGAAAGAGGGTAAGTATGCTAGATTGCTTAGGGCTACCACAAAGATAAAAGACAGAGCAATGCACCTTAGAAGAAATGACGCAATAAGTGGTATAATAGTGTCAGAATTTGTGAAATTCAAAGCAGACGACTCACACAAGCATGATGATACCGTAGATGTAGTGGTGGATTTTATAAACTTTGAGATACCTAAAAAAGCAATACAGACAACAGCACTCAACCAAATACAGATATTCTAGGAGCAAAACCAATGGTAAAAGAAACCCCATCATTCAACATAACAAACGCAGACCAGCTAGCAGAAGCTAAAAAATGCTCAAATGTATACGGAGGGAGTCCTTATGTCAAAGAATATCTCAATAAGTCTGTATCAGAAAGTGACACAGAGTATGCCTCACGAAAAGAGATAAGCAGCATCAAAAGTATCTTTGAAAAAGGTATTGATAGTTTTAAGGATATTATTTTTAGAAAAGACTTAGAGTTCACAGAAAATATGCCGGAGAACATCGTTAAATACTATGAGAAAGTATCAGGAAAAGAAAACCTTACAAACTTAGCTAAAAATACACTTAGAGACATTCTACTAGAAAATGAATCTTACTGGCTTGTATGGACTCCAAATATAGCCGTAAAGAACGCTAAAGAAGAAGAGGAGCGTGGGGTACGTCCTTATGTGGAAAAGATTGGAATAGATAGTATTGTGGACTCTATGACATTTGAAAACGAGATAGGGGAACTTATAATGGTAACGGTTATAGGTTCTTATGTGTATAGTAAAACAAAATACGAGAAAGAATATAAAAAAGAGTATCGCATTTATTTTGATACAGGAATCGTTGAGATCTGGAGAGAGGGAGCGAAAGGTATAGTCGAATATATTGAAGAGATTACGCTTGGTGTTGAAGGTATGCCGATTGTTAAATTCTCTTTCGATGATGATGAGGTCATGCCACCGTTTATCAATGAAGCAAATCTCCAACTACAACAATACAACATAGAGAGTGCTAAGTATTCATATAATATGAAGATACCTTTTCTATTTGTTACCTCATTCGGTATGTTGCAGAACAGCAGAAATATAGCAACAGACAGCACTGATGATGACGATAATCCAATTAAAATAGTAGAGTTCCAATCAAGTAAGGGTATCGACTTTCCTGTTAACCCAGAGACAGGTGCAAAGATTGGTGGTATAGAGTTTAAAGAAGTGTCAGGGGACAACGACAAGGTACTGAAAAGCACAAGTGAGGACTTAGGAAAGGCTATCATGGAGGGCTTTATCACAATCACAACAGACGGCTCTGGAAACAAAACAGTAGAACAATCTCAAAATGAAAGAGTAGCAGGGGAAAGCACTCTTTCATCTACAGCCTCTAAGCTTGAAATGTTCTTGAATAAAGTACACGTTATCTTTTGTGCTTATGCGAGCACCCCTCCAAAAGGTGAAATCACGGTAAATAAGCAATTTATCAAAGATGAGCTTGATGAGTTGGAATACAAAATGCTTATAGACCTTTTAGGTGAAGAGATCATTGATAAAAAAGAGTTTATCTTAGAGCTTCAAAGGTATGGTAAGTTAAAGAATGTGAATGTGGACGAACTTATAAATAGGTTGACGGCAGTAGGTAAACAATAATGACCGACATAGAGCGCCAGAGTCTTATCATACGCTATGAAGCCCTGGTTGACAAGATAAGACTAAACAGTAAAGACAACTTTCAAAAAGCCCTTGCTGATATGGTAGAGAAGCTACTTGGTAAATATATCCTCATAGAAGATATGACCGATTTGCAAAGACGAAGGATACTTACACAACTAATCACAGCAGAACTTAATCCAGCGTTTAAATCACTAGGCGACGAACTCCTAAAAGAAATGGCTATGATAGGCGGCAATTTTTCTACATTCGGTGCAGGGCTTTACTCGATAGATCCTCTTGATAAACTGTTAAGCTTCAATAAGAAAACCCTTATTAATAGTTATGAATTAGGTGACCTCCTTCACAGCAACCACAAAGATGCTATTAAGCGATTTAAGATGCACATAGCAGACGGCATTGTTCAAGGTAAAGGCTATAAGGAAGTACGAAGGAATATTGTGAAGAGCAGCGGTAAAATATATGATCATGTGTCTGATATCGTTGTGCAGGGTGCTATAAAGTCAGCTAAAGTCGATGCAATGAAAGAAGTCTTTAGTGAATTAGAAAGCGAAGGGCTTATCAAGGGCTATGAGTGGGTGGCTACTTTAGAGCTTAACACTTGTGAGGATTGTGCAAGGCTTGACGGCAAAGTATGGAAGTTAGACAAGAGCGCCCCGGAGCTGCCACAACATTTTAGATGTAGATGCACCATTGTACCAATCACGGAACTTGGACGCTCTACTGTTAGGTCCGGTAGATTTTATGAAAAAGTAGATGGTGAGATTATAGCAGGTGGGAAACAGTACCCGAATATCAACTACAAAGAATGGCTCAAGCTACAGCCTACAGAAGTGCAAGAGGTCATCAATAAGAATAAGCAGATTACCTATAAGCGTTTCAAAGTGCTTATGAAGAAAAAAGGGATTAAGGCAAACTCTACGATGATACAACAGAATAAGTTAAGTAAGGTGGGGTAACTACTTAGCTTCCACAAACTCGCTGTCTGTTACTAAAGCACCCATCACCTTCTCCAACTCATCAAGCAACCGCAAAGCCTCATCATAGCACCCAGCGTCTATGGCTTCTTTGATTTTATGGATTAGTTGTTTCATTTAGTTAGTGCCTTAATTATTTTAAGCAGCATTTTTTTAATTGGTGCAAATAATTCAAATTTGAATTTATCCCAAGCTATATGTAAATCGTGGATAGCCTCATCTAGTGTTTTAGGCTTTTTCATATCCTCACCTCCATATTAGCTTCAATGTGACGTAAAACCTCACTACCTCCCATCACAGATGTCTCGAAAATCTTTAAATATACCGCACTAACTTTAACCTTAGTGTCTTTCTCAAATATCATAATACGTCTTTGAATATCATGCTCTAGTTCTTCTTTGGCTTCTTTGATTTGATCTATTGTCATTTTGCCTATCTCTATTTTTGTTTCTTTATTGTGTATTTTTTCGTCGATGGACATCGCCATCCAAATACTGTTATCTGTGTGTGGAGTCACTTTTTTTAAGGCAAAATCGCAAGAAAGTCTCGTAACACTATCCTTTGCACTATATAGTCTTGCAGTATCTACAGATTCAAACTTATAAACATTTCCCGTTATTATATTTTCAAAATATCTTGGATATTTCATTTTATTCTCCTTTACGTTTAATCCTTAATTATATACCAATCCACAAAATAAAGATAATAAATAAAATTTACTAAGTTCATAAATAATTCTTATACAAATTCCCAAATGTACCCACCTGCTGAGCCAAGTTTGCCCGCACAAACACGAGAGATGGAAGATTGCGCGACCATTGTTTCTCTTGATGCTTGTTGCGTAGAGTGATATTCTTTGATTGTGTTCCCACCCCTTGTTAATTGTTTTACTTTTTTGTTGTGCTTATTGTTTATCCCGCTCCTTCTATCCTTATGAGACTTTCGTAAATTATCCCCAAATGTAACTAGTCTTAATCTGTTTAAATCATAAGGCAAATAGTCATAATCTCCCTTCTTGTTGTCTCTATCAGGGCTAGGGCGCAAATTTCTATTATATCCACTATCTACCCAGGCATTATATATTGTCTCAAAGTTTGGCTGAGAGAATAACCAGCCCGTAAACTCCTGTATTGTGTAGTTAGGCATAGGGTCATTACGGTGCTTAGAATTTGCCCTCTGAGAGCAATACAAAACAACAACTAAACCATCTCTTGATCTTGACCTTTTTTCTTTTCTAATATTTGAACAACTCTTACAATTGTATGTTTTACCATCTTTAGTATTTTTGTTGTTGTAAAATTCTTTTAGTGTTTTAGTTGCACCACACTTTGTACACTCCTTCATTCAAACTCCTTTAAACTTTCTCTACGAAAGATATGCTTTTTCTCGCCGAAGGGCTTATCAAAGATTATACCAAATCACCACAAAATCATCAATAGTTTAGCTGTATAGCTTTTAACCAATTTAAGATAGAAATTGTATAAAAATTAAACAACTCAAATAAACTTACTGATTAAATTTTAATCACTTGATGAAAAAGTTATGATATACTATGGCATTGAAGCAGTAGCTCATAAACAAATCACACAAAGGCATAAAATGTTTGAAGAACTTTTGAAATTAGTCGGAGACAATGCAGAAGCAACGGCACTAATAGGAACGATAGAGAGCAAGACAACATCTAACAATGACCAAGCAAAGGCAACGATAGATAGTCTTACTAACCAATTCAATGACATTAAAATCGAAAAAGATAAGTACAAAGCTGGGAACGCTTTAGTTAAAGAGGTATTAGGACTAAGCCTTATTAACAGAGATACAGTATCAGCACGACTTAAAGAACTGGGAACAAGCGACTCTGCTAAAGATTTAGCAAAACAGCTATCAGAAAAAGAAACAGAAATACAGAATATCCGAAAAGAGAGTGATCTAAAGATGCTTGATTTTAAAATGGATATTGAGGCTGATAGAGGCCTAAACTCTGTATCTGAGCATTTGACTGATGACCCACTTCTGAGAGATGTGTTTAGGGGTGAACTTAGAAAGTCGATTGGCATGAACGAAGGGCAAGTATTACCAATGCAAACAGTAGGCGATCAAAGAATCCCTATCATGAAAGACGGTAAACCACTTGGACTAGTAGATTATGCTTCTGAGATGTTGAATAGTGACTCGTATAAATCCTTTAGAAAGCCCACTACAAAAACAAGTGCTGGAAACACTGGCGGTAATTATACAGAAGGACAACAAGTAATGTCTAGAGATAATTTTGAAAAACTACAACCCACCCAGAGAGCTAAATTTATGGCTGACGGTGGGAAACTAAATTAAAGGGTAAATTATGGGTAATACATTAACAAATCTAATGCCAGACTTATATGCGGCACTAGATACAATTTCAAGAGAGCAGGTTGGATTTATTCCAGCAGTAGGCAGAAACTCCGGAGCAGAGAGAGTATCAGTGGGAGCTGACCTTGTAATTCCAATCGCAGGGGCTGCAAACGTAGGTGATACTACACCAGCTATGGCAATTCCAGAACCAACAGATCAGACAATTACAAACACTACAATCACGATTTCTAAATCAAGAGTGGCAGAGTTTGGCTTTGTGGGTGAAGAACAACTTGGACTAAACAACGGACCAGGCTATCTGACTATTCAAGGTAAAATGATTGCACAGGCAATGAGAAGCCTTACAAACGAGATTGAAACAGACCTTGCAGCATTGTGTATCACAACATCAAGAGCATACGGTACGGCTGGCACAACTCCATTCTCGTCAACTATGGCAGATACGGCACAAGTAAGAAAGATTCTTGCTGATAACGGCGCACCTCTTAGCGATATGAACTTAGTAATCGACTCTACAGCCGGCGCAAATATGAGAACATTGACTAACCTCACTAAAGCAAACGAGGCTGGCGGTACTGACTTGCTTAGACAAGGTGTACTTTTAGATGTTCATGGTTTCGCGATCAGAGAGAGTGCTAAAGTAAACGTATCTACTAAAGGCACAGGAGCCTCTTATGTAACAGACACAGGCTCTACTTATCCAGTCGGGACTACTACTATCCATGTTGATACGGGTACGGGTACGGCTGTGGCTGGTGACGTTATCACTTTTGCTGGTGACGACAACAAATATGTAGTTACTACAGGATTCGCCGGTGATGGTGACATGGATGTAGTAATTGCAGCGCCGGGGCTTAAAGAAACACTAGCAGATGGTGTAGCTATGACTATCGGGAGCAATGGTACTATGAACATGGCATTTGACCGTGAGGCAATCCAGCTTGTAACAAGAGCACCAGCACTACCACAAGAGGGTGACTTGGCTATTGATAGAACAATCATCACAGACCCTATTTCTGGGCTTGCTTTTGAAGTTGCTATTTATGGCGGTTACAGAAAAGTAAGATACGAACTTGCTATCGCTTGGGGTCAGAAAAACATCAAGCCAGAGCACACGGCAATTCTTTTAGGATAAGATCATGAGAACTGAAACAATTAAAATAGTTGCAGAAGGCGGCAGAGGGTGGAAAATTATCAATAAAGATGATTTCGACCCAAAGGCAGATAAAGAGTACGGGGTAAAGCCTGTACGAAAAGCACCAGCTAAAAAGGCTAAATAATGGCATTGACAGTATATCCCGCAGATGATTGGAACACTTTTCAGAATGTAGCAGACGCTACAACGGCACTAGAACTTATCGGTGATGGTGTCAAGTGGGGTCTACTAGACACGGCAGAGAAAGAGCAAAGGCTCGTGGTGTCTGCAATGGCTATCAATATGATAGCAGTGGCAAGCGATACTTGTAGCTTTATTATGGCTCAAACACTTCTAATCCAGTTCGATTTAGAGAATGACGGCACATATCTTTCTTTCATTATCACAAATGATGATGAATACAAGAAGGCGAAAGTCGGAAGCCTTGAAGTCGAATATAATCTAGACAGTAAAAACAATACAGGGGTAGGAGACATAAACTCTTTTCCTCCTGTAGTCGTAAGTCTACTCAATGGCTGCCTTAGGGATAGCGTAGGAGTAGCAGGGGCAAGAGGATTTACCATTGCCTAATACTAACTTTATAGATGGATTAAAAGCCGTTGCTACCAAGCTCATTACTGGCTTTGGTTCAAGCGGGCTTCTAATAGTGCCAGCTACAGAAGATGAAGTAACAGGTGAAACAATAGGTGAGGACTCAGAAACGGCTGTGCTCTACCATAGGGAATATCTTACAGGCAGAGAGCTTATCGGTTCGTTTGTCAATGGCAATATAGCCGATAGGGTGAAAGCCGGGGATGCAATGATAACTGTAGTCTTTGATCAAGAAGTAAGCGACACATGGAAATTTGAAGATGATGACCAAGAAGTTTGGAACATTATCTCTGTTAAACCTAGTGAAGCCCAAGGCAAAGATGCAATATATGAGTTGCATATAAGAAAATGATAACAGGCAACCTAGTAAAAGAGTTTGACATCGGTGTTAAAAAAGACATTAAAAAAGTAAACATACGGGTTGTTAAGTTCTTTGATGATTTGAAATTAGAAGCCCCAGTTAGTACAGGGGAGTTTCGAGATGATTGGCGATTGGTGCGAACCGACAATTTTACTTGGACTATCACGAATAATATGGAATATGCTTCTATCTTATGGGCTGGAAGAAGAGAGTATGAAGGCAGGATGTATGGCTCTGACCAATGGCCGAAAGGTGGAGAGCCTATGCTTAAAAAATTTGAATACGATATGGAGCGATTATGACAAGTTATGAACAGTATGTAGAGATAGCAAATCATATCAAAGCATACAGTGAGACTACCCCCGTATATATGTTTGGTGAAAAAATCAATATCGCACCACCTTATATCGTTATTCAATCCTACGGCATCACAAATGAGGCACAGGGCTTTCAAGGCACTACTCGTAAGGATGTCAAGGGATATAATATCTTTTGCTGTGAGAAAAACATAGGAAAGACGGAAAAACTCATTAGCGATGTGCTTGATGAGTTTACGGCAAACAGTACCACGAATAAGCTAGAGCTTGATAAGTTGGAGTTTAGTGGAATAATCAACAGAATGGAAGATACTTTGTTTGAGGGTGTTATCTCATTTCAAGTGTCTTCTATATTTAATAAGTAAAGGATAAATCATGTCAACATTAGGAAATTTAACGATTGTTGAAGTTGGTGCTGGTTCAGAGGCATCATCTTTCGAGTCAATATGTGTATTCGGAGGAGAAGCTATCATAGATTTTGGTACATATTCGACAAACAAAGAGTATTGTCTTTCAAGCGCAGTACCCTACACAGCATTAAATGAGCTTGAATTTGGTTCACAAACATATTCATATCTATGGTCAGAGGCATCTGGGAATGCAGCAAATGTTATTATCAAGGCTGCACACGCGGCAACCACTATGGCTGACAAGACGATTACTGTCAGACATGAGGCGAATAACACTGGCGGGTCAAACGGTACGCAGTATGTAGCAGATTACCTGGTAACAGGGTATAAACACAGCTTTAGAAAAGGTGAAGTAAATAAAACCGAATTTACGGTTGAGCAACTTACACTACCTGTTGAAACAGTAGCTTCAGCATAACCATATAGGGCTTATCTTTTCTGTGTGGGGTAAGCCTTTTCATCAAAACACACAGACATAAAATCACAGGAGTACACAGATGGCAAAAATGACACCAAGAGTGGGCATAAAATTAGACATAGTAGACAGTGGGAAAAAGGTCTTAAAAACATTTAATGTTGATTATAAAGAGCCTTCTAGAAAAGAGCAAAAACAACTTGGTAAGGAAAATGAAACTATCCTTGACTTGTTCAAACAAAATCAGAAATTAGACAGACGAGTTAAAGTAACAGAGATTAAGATCGAAGCATTAAGAGAGATAGATGGCAAATCACGAGAGCTTTTAAGTTCAGTAAACACCTTAGAAAAGTTATATATCCAAAGAGATGAAGTAGAAAATAACTTTGAAGAGCTTGGTGGTGTTGACAAAATGATAGAAGCGTCAAAAGAAACTTTCATTATCTCTGTAGGCGGTAAAGACAAAGACACCTTATCGGAGTATATAGAAGAAAATGGTGACTATTCAGAGTACCTAGATACTATTGCAAAAGATGCAAAGAATCAAAAGGGAAACTAATACTGCTTATTGCCACCTACTTACGCACATCTGATAAAGATATGCCCGACTCATTCGATGAGTTTTGTACGGTGATAAGTTATATTTGCGGTCATGTAGTTTCAACATCAAACGGTATGGGTAGTTCATATCTATACCAAAGTGCGAAAGATGTTTTAAAGTGGAATAATCTTAGTGTTAAAGATCACATTAAAACAGTAATGAGCATAGGACAATTAGTTCACCTAAATGATGAACAGTTTGAAGAAGTCAAGAATAGCAGTGAGTTTCTTGAAGTAGATGCAGAAGCATTAAGGAAATTGTACGATAAATAAGGAGAGTTAAATGGCAACTATAGAGATTTCAGTTAAAGGCAAACAGGCAGAAGCCCAACTTAAAAGACTCCAAAAAGAGTTTGGTAAAACCGATGTAGCTATGGGCAAAACTGCAAAGTCTAACACGGGTCTTAACTCTTCTATCCTTAAATCTGTAGCAGGCTATACGGCACTTACGGTAGGTGTTGTTGCTCTTGCTAAAGGGGTGTCGTCACTACTTTCGGGCTCACTAAAATACAATATCCAAATGGATGCTTCATCCTCTAAACTAAAGGCTATGGTATCAGCATCAAGAGGATATGAAACCACGCTTGGCAGACAAGTTGGAGCTTTAGAGCGTATAAATATGATTAATAACGAAACAGCAGAAACTATGGCTATACTTGAAAAAGCAAACAGTCAAACAGCTATGGGGATAACAGAACTTATTGATATTTATGCACTTATGAAACCTGGGATGGATCAAGTAAATGTATCTGCAAAAGACCAGGTAGACATACTTAAACTTGTTACTAATACCGCATCTAATTTCGGACTATCAGCACAAGAACTTTCAACCGGTATCGATGACCTTGCAAGAGGTACATGGATTAGCACATCCGGCTTTGGTAAAATGGCAAAGGCACTAGGACTTACCAAAGAGGAAGTTAAAGGCACTGCAGACCTTGTGGGGCTACTTAGCGACAAGATGAAAGAGACAGGACAGTCACAAGATAACTGGGCTACTGCCGTTTCTAACTTTGGTGTCGCTTGGGATAAAATGTCTGGAAAGATTACAGCACCTTTATTCTAGCCGATGAAAGAGTTAATAAAAGACCTTACACATGAACTAGGGGTTAATGGGGTAGAAGCTACCAAGGCATTTGCTAAGGCTATTCAAGCTATGGCAAAAGGCGCTATTGCCGCCGCTGGTATGGTTATCAAGGCTTGGAAATCTGTTATAGCCGTATTTGACATAGTGGCTTCTGGGTACACTAAACTTATGCGAGTGATAGGTCAAGGTGCGCTATCTTTTGCAAAAGACAAGCTGGAAGGGATAACCAACACAAGCACCACAGGCTATTCTATGAGCCAAATGAAACTCTACTACAAGCAGAAAGAGGAGCAAATAAAACTTGTAGAAGAACTCACGGGTGCCATAGTAAATTATAAAAAAGAAGAAAAAGAAATATCTCAAATACTAAATGATACGGGCAAAAGTATGGATGAGGTAGATAAAAAAGTTAGAAAATATATCAAATCCATAGAGGACTATAAACCGAAAGATAGAATAAAATCAGAAGAAACACTTATTAGGAAAACCATCAAAGGCATTAAAGATATTGCTGAGGCAAAAGCTAAGGCGGCAGATAAAGCGGCTAAAGATGGATTAGACGCAATACAGGAATACAATGAACGGTTTACAGACAGCTTTGCAAATTCTTTTGACGCAATGATACACGGTGACTTAGTAGACAGTTTTCAGGGCTTCTTTGACACTATCGGCGGTACAATGATGTCTAACTTCATAAGTGATACCAGCAAAAAACTATCAAAAGGGCTTTCAGATGCCTTTGGTGGGCTTAGTTCATTTGGTAGTTTCCTTGTCGGAGGTGCATTTTCAATACTTGGAACTCTTCTTGGTGGACTTTTCAGTAGCGGTACACCAATAACAAAAGATGACTGGCAAAAGAAAAATAATGTGGCAAATGATCCAGAAAGTAACAGTATTGTAAATCTCCTTGAAAGTATGGATTGGTCACTTACTAGAAATCTCGTGTATTCAAGAGGGATATTTGATAATTTAGCTGCATTAGTAGAGCAATCTGACAAAGCATCTGTTTCATTAAGTTCAAATTTTAGCTTCTCAAACAAAGATAGCTTTTCGACAGGAGGCCTTGCAGGGTTTAGCTCCAAAGATATAAAAACATTATTTACAGGGTTGGAACTACAAGCCAACACAATAAATGACATTATCGCACAAACTTTAGATGTGACACAAACAACTAGAACTTCATGGTGGGGGCTATCATCTAACACAACAAAAGATACTACCAGAAGGAATGTAGATGATGCAACACAAAGAGCCATTACACAAGCATACGACAGCGGTATAAGTGCCATAGTAAGTGCAAGTCAAGCATTAGGTATTACCACAGCAGAAAACGTGTTAAATAGCTTTGCAGGAACTTTGCATAAACTAGATTTTGAAGGCAAAACACAAGAAGAAATCAGTGCGATGATAAGTGGTGCGATAGGTGCAGACTTAGATGAGATAGCGAAATCAATAGCCCCATACATAGGAAGCTTCCAAAAAGCTGGTGAGAGATATACGGAAACTATGATGAGGGTTACCTATGAAATGGAAAATATAAATCATGCCTTTGATAGAATGGGAGGCAGTTTCAGACACTTGGGAAGAGTAGCAGTAGTTGTATCACAATCATTCATTGCCGCCTCCGGAGGAATGGATAATGCTTTGACAAACATCAACGGGTATATAGAAAACTTCTATACCGATACAGAGAAGCAAGCGCTAAGAGTCAAAGAGTTATCTACTACAGGGCTATACAGCACAGCAGATGCTTATAGGGCAGAAGTGGAAGCTATGCAAGAGTTAGCGGTAACAGGATCAATAGGGCATACAAAACGATTAGCAGAACTTTTAAGATTGCAAGATGTTTATAGCGATTATTATGATGAACTTGACAGACTGGAAGAGGAACGTGTATACAAGATAGAGAAATACTTGGAACTTCAAAAAGACGCAGAGAAACAAGCTCTTGCAGATGCACAAGATATACTCGATGAGAAGCAAAGGTTATCTGATGAAACTATGCGATTACAAGTCGATGAAGCCAAAAATGTACTTGCTTTCCATGAAGATATTTTAAATAGAATAGAAAAAGCTTATAGTGGATCACTAAGTTATCTCAACTCTATAGAGAAGGCTGATTACTTAGATAGATTTGCCCAACAACAACTATCAACGGGCAACACACAGGGATATTTTGATGCTCTATATAAACAACTAGAGTATGAAAAAAAGATCAGCACATCAAGAGAAGAGTATGCAATCAAACTTGATACCTATATAGCGAAACTAAAAGATGCAGAATACCAGGAAAAAACAATAGGTGATGTAGTAATAAGCCTTGAAAATATACGTGAACAAATTGTAAGCATAGAGGGTACAATAGAAAACGCATCCTACCAATCACCATTAGAGGGAGTTAATTAATGATAGTATCAATTATTAAAAAAGCAACTATAGTAAGCACAGATGTAACAGATGTAAACTTTAATTATGATGATTTTCATTATTATGTTACTTTTGCACAAGGCATGAGATTAGTTAGTAATAATGTGTTATATGAAAGAACAGGCGGCTCTATTTATACTCATCCACCATCTGGCAATGCTGAGGTAGGTGATATGGCTTATCTTTCCCCCGCAATAAATAGATGTTATGCCGCTGTAGACGATACTGCATTAAAACAACCCTCTGAATATGCTGCTGCCGGAGATTTACCGTGGGCTTATACACACACGGAGTTTTATGCAAAAGTTCAAGACGATGTAGGCACTAGACCCTTTAATGGTTTTAGGAGATTTGGAAACAGAGAATATGAATTATTTAGAGATGCTTCATCAAGTACAGGGTGGACTTTTACTATAGCTTCATCAGATGTGAATATCTCCAAAGAAGTAAGCGTTATAGATGGGGTAACAAGTGATGACAGCAATATTGTAGGTGAAGCAGTAATATTAAACGACGGTACTACTTATGTGCCTTATGTGTTCATTATAGATCCACTAACAAATGCTTTATATTACAAAACCCCAGCATTAAAAGCTGTTGAAACAGAGATAGCTACAAGTGATATGTATGTCCCTGTTTACGACCTAAGATATTTTTCTGGGTGGACTAAAAAGAATATGTCTATGAGCGCAAGAGTAATTGATAACAAAAACTACACCTATGCAGAGTTTACGGAAGATAAAAGCTGGACACTTACATCAGATGAAGAAGTAGATACAGTTGCTATTACAGGGGTATTGTGTGACAGCATATCAGTAGAATTTAAAACAGGAGACACAGTAGTATATACTATACCGAACTATATCCCAAGTACAAAAAGAGATACTAGAGAAAGGCTATCGGGCTGTCCAGTGACAGAAGTTTTCTACTGTCCGTCAGATTTACCTGTAGGCTCTCAAATAAAAGTCACTTTCCACACAACGACTAAAGGAAGAGCGGGAGGAGTAAAGCTTGGATTGTCTGTAGACGGTGGTTTTACAAACCTAGCAATACAAAACACTTTTAGACGAAACGGACTGAAAGAAAAAGACTACTGGGGAGAGATAATCACCACAAACGGAGCAAAGAAAAATGTTTTTTCTGGCACTTGTGATATAGAAATTACAGACTATAATACAATGCACAATCTTTGGACTTCAATAGGAGACAATACGGTAATCATAAATGGTGCTGTTTCAAAAGATAATTATACCCAGGAAACAAGCGACACATATGCACCGACAAAGATAGTGGGAAGAGTAGACAAGTACGCACTAAGAACAAATCTTAAAAATAAGAGGATGGGTGATAAAGCCACATACTCTTTTGAAGTTGAAGGAGATATTTAAATGACTTATACAGAATACGACTATGACTCAATCGCACATTTACCAGAATATGCACAATGTTTTATCAGGAACTCATACTCAGGAAAAAAAGAGAAAGCGAAATCTTATTTGGATGGTGCGGTTAAAAAAATACCTACAATAGTAAATGTTGAAATTTTGCTTACAACGGATGAGGAAGCAAGTGCTTTTCATGATTTTTATGATATAGATTTAAATGGAGGTACGGAAGCTTTTACCCTTTATGGTGAAGTCTTTGGAAGTCAAGCATATTATGTAATGTCTATAATTGATGGGATAGAAGAGATTATCGTTGGAGGAGATACAAGAAAGATAAAATTTAGTGCAGAAGTTATCGGGATATCTTATCCGGACTATTCACCTTCCCACAACTATATAGTAACAACAGAAGGCAAAATCCAAGCAACCCTACAGCCTTCTGGAGCAGATGCCGTCTATGATCCGTTAAACTTTACAATTACACTAAATGACGAAACCTATAGCGCACTCTCGGCAGAAAGAATTGATGATATACTGCATATTGCCCCAGAGCATCCAATAACAAGTTATCCGTCTGTTATGCTAACCCATACCGAACAAGAGGGCGGCTTGGTTACTTTTGGGGAACTTGCTTTAATAAACAATTCAATAATTGAAAGAGCATCCCCAAGCGGTTCTGCTTTTACTTCTGCAACAGGGGAAGAGATATATATTTATCTTGACAGAATAACTTATGCACAATCTTGGGATAATGCCACACTGCCATTTACGATACTTGCAGATGGTGAAGATATACTCTTAAGCGCCGCGACAAACTGTCAAACAACAAGTGGTGAGTATGGGATAATAAGGGTGTTTATAAATTCATCAAGACCCATTTATGAATATGAAGAGGTAACTGTGTCTTTTAATATAACGGATAATATAGAGGTTGCCCCTTTTTCAAGTTTGTCTATTACAAATAACTCGTCAACCGCAGGCATAGAGGATAATGAGATAATCACTGCATCCATTGAATCAGGTGGTTTTATGACTATTGCAAACATGACTGCCCCACAAGACAGAATATACAATAAGGATAATTTTTCCCTTGTTTTAGATGATGTAAGCTATGAAGTGTCGTCTGTGGTGCAAGATGGTGGGATATTGACAGTAGAGCATTGTATCGGAGTAACAACTTATATCACAACAGCTAGACTTATTCACTCAACGATAGAGTATGGGTTTGATGTGGTTGATTACACTCTATCAAACAATACAGCCCTACTAAGAGCCTCCCCATATATGGCAACTACTACCACCGTAGGAGAGCATATATCTGTTAGTCTAAATAGGGACATATACAAGGGATATGATTGGAGTGCTTCATCGTTTAGTGTGACTGCTGATGATAATCCAATTTTACTGGATGACACAGGAGAATACCCATATATTTCTGCAGGTGACAATATTATTCATATAAAAATATCATCAGACAATATTATTGCAAGTGGCGAGGTGATATTAGTTTCATATACTGAAACCGATAATGTCGAGATATCATCGTTCACTAATCAGCACGTAACAAACAATTCTCTGTTGCCAACATCCAATAAAATATTAAGTGCGTCTATAGATACGACAGGACTAATAATAACTTGTACTATGAGCAATTCGCTTGACCATACGCATCAATCAGGCTATTTTGAAATATTCGATGAAGGCTATACTTACTACCCCCTTCAATATTCTGCAATTAGTGCAGTTCAGGTTGGTACAACACTAACCGTGACACTTGACTCAGGAAATGTTATACGGTCAGCGACATCAGCCCTACTTAACTATACGAGAGACCTCGATAATTATTTGCAAAAAATAAGCGATTTAAGCATTACAAATAACTCAACTGTGGTCAAACCAGAATTTCTTTCGGCAAATGTTGTAAGCAGTGGGAATTACATCGAAATCACTATGACCGAAAACCTAGAAGCCCACGAATGGGGCATGACTGAATTTGTTGTGGAAGTAGAGGGGACAGGGAGGGCAGTAATCACTGCCCCTTCATGTGTGGAAAACTCCCCTACGATTATAATCTACACAGAAGGAACAATTTACATAGGGGATGTTGTTACCGTGTCTTCTGAAACAACAGATGACCCACAAGTATTGCCATTTACAGATGAATCGGTAACAAATTCATCCACAAAAACATCACCATCAAGCCAAACCCCTTATATTTACTTGATGACGGAACCCCTTAAAGAGTGGGGCGGTTACTACTGGCTTGTTAATTCTTCTTCTAGTGGGTCAGAGTATGATGGGAAGCTTTGTCATTCAGACGGTTCATCATGGACATTAGCTGAAACACAAGCAAGATATACACAAAATAAGACGATAGACTTAACAGGCGGTATGTATCCTGATACAGGAATGATAGTGAGCAGTGGTGAAGTGAGCCATGCCGGTGCATACGATGTTGATATGAACAATACTTATAAAATGTATGAATTGGTTGATTATGGAGACGGCACAAGCGATGTCTGGTATGGCGATAATGATACGGCATTAACATTAACTTCTGCCAACACGGGGCTAAACTATACACCCCCTACAACAAGCTACAAACCGACTGAGTATCCAAAGCTACCCATTATCCCTACAGTGTCAATCAGCACCATAGATGATATTACGGATTTACTTGCTCATACCATTACTCTTACCTTCAATACGGAGGTAGACAGTTTTACTATAGCAGACATTACACAAACCACCCCAGCAAACGGAACGATAGATAATCTAGTGCAAGATGCGGACAATCTTAGGGTTTGGACATTTGATTACACAGCCAATAGTGGGATTAATGATGCAAGTAATGCCATTACGATAGAGGGTGCAGGTGGTGAATATTCAGACGCATGGTCGAATAACTCAACAGCAGATATTGTATCAAATACATTCGCTATCAATGAAGAGGCATCATTAGGGGCAGAGCTTATACAAGACCCTAATTTTGATGGTGGTAGTGAATGGAGCATGGAGTCAGGCATCTCAATATCTGGAGGAAAACTTGTGTTTGCTACATCAAGCAATCAGGTAGCATGGCAGGAAATTACAGTCGAAAATGGCGAAACATATAAGCTTGTACATGCAATAGAAGATTTTGTAAGTGGAGAAGTCACTTGTAGGCTAGACCCGATGGCAGAGGGATACACATATAATGGCGCAAACAACACATATGAGCAAGATGTAACCCCGACAAGCGACACTATCACGGTTAAAATACAAGGTCGATGGAGTGGTGGATGTACACTCAAAATAGACAACACAAGTCTTAAAAAATATCTATAAGGAGATACGATGATAAATGGAATAATAAAAACACAACTTGGAGCTATGACAAGCACAGAAAGAAGTGATTTTAAAGATGAGTGTGATGATAACTATTTATCGTCCACTCCTGAAACCGCAACTTTGCTATTCAGTTCTGGTTTTGATGGAATAACAATCACGCGCTCACCGATAGCCGATCAAAAATTAAGTGGAACGGACACAGTAACAGGAGACACGTGGAACAGTGACCTGCCGGGAAACAACAGCAAAGATAACTTCAACTATGTTATTAATGATTACAATTACTGGGATACATTTGTAGATACTGCCATTGTTACTACAACAGGATACGATAGCAACCCAACTGAGGCATTGTATATAGAGTTTATTCAGGATGACCCAAATCAAGGTTCATTGTCAAGAGTGCAATATAATATCTGGGGTACTGCAAGTGGGAATGCTACACAAAGACTTGACTCTATGTATATCAAATATAGAATAAAAGCACATATTGACGGCACTCAGGATTGGTGGATGCCTATTGAATGGAAACAAGAAGGTGAGCATTACAGGTTTGGGCTTTATGCGTATGGATATACAGACCCACATTGGTATATCAAAGGTGAAGTTGGGACACTTGGTGGTAGTGTTGACTGGGATGAGCATAATTATGATATTCCTGTAACACAAGACGAATGGTTCACTCTTGAATGTTTTTGGGTTGGTAGTTCTGACCCCGCTGTAGGGCAGATAAAGATAGCTATTGATGGAGTTATTTTGTTTGATATGCACCAAAGAACAAAACTATACAATGAGTATATGTATTATTTCTCACCATTCAAGGTATATGGCTCAAAAGGTCATTCATGGATAACAGATGTGGAGATGTGGGATGCACCCCCTGTTGGAAGTGTTTTGGCATAATTATGATGCTTACACTTAACACGGTTAAACATGGTATAATGGGCTTACTAACAAAACATAAAGGATGACAAAATGGCAAAAATAGCAATAAACAGCAAAACATTAACAGAGGTTCTAGATGGGGCAGGGTTTTGCTACAGCGAGTCCGAAATAAAATACTATTTCGGCGCAAATGCAGCAGAAGCAGAAACGGCAGGAGAAATACTACTTAGCCCTCGAACTCAAATAAATGGCATAGCTGATAAAAAAATATGGGCGCAAACTACAGGGTTCTCTTCCGGCTATGTAACAGCCATAACAGAATAATGCTATGTATGGCTTTAACCAAAAACAGGG